ATTAAAAGCGCGAAAGACAGTGGCGCTTGTTTCTTGGAATGATAAAAAAGATAGGTACAGGGGAAAAATTGAATATGTTGAAGATCGTGATGCCATTGATAGATATGGTTACAGAGAGTTGGAAGTAAGAGCACTTGGCTGCACTTCTCAAGGACAAGCTCAGCGCATCGGACGATGGAGCCTTGTTACCAATTTGAATGAAACCGAAACAGTTACTTTCAAGGTGGCAGCAGAAGGTTTCTTTTTGATGCCGGGAGAAATTATTGAAATTGCCGATCCATATAAAAGTGTGGGCATTTATGCCGGCATGTTAACCGCTGTTGGAACGAGCACGGCAGTGCTTGATCGGGAAGTAGCCTTAGAAGCTGACAAAACTTATGAAATTATCATTCGCACTGGTGATGGCATTGATCTTACTGCTACTATCACAAATAGTCCTGGTTCAACTGCAAATATTAATTTTGCTCCATCGTTCACTTCTGAACCAGAGCTTCCGGCAGCATGGATCATTCGCGAAGGTGGCACGACTCCACGAAAGTACCGCGTGATTGCATTAAATGAAGACGACCAAGTGGTAACAGTGTTAGCCTCTGCTTACTACGAAGAGAAATATTCAATGGTAGATGAGATGACCATGTTGTCACCTGAGACCACTTCTATCGCGGGGTTGGTTGTTACCCCCACTGTTAGCGCTGGCAGTATTGTATTGCAAACAACGTAATGGCACAGATTGACGTTTCTTGGGATTATCCACAGTACAGCGGCTATTCAATTTTGAACGCCATCAATCCTGCTGTGTGCTGGCAAGAGCCTCGCAATAATCCATTGATTAAAGAATTTGTTGTTGAATTGTACCGCGAGGAAGATGATAAATGGATTGATTTAGGGCATACCACTGCAGACTATGTAAAAATTGATTCGACAGATTATGACATTAGAACTTCCTATCAGATTAGGATTGCTACAATCGGAGTTAATAGACGACAATCACCATGGTCCTATAGCCAAAGGTTGGTTGCCTCGCCATTACGGTTTGACTTTACATCTCCTAATGATGTTCGGTTGCCTGATGGTTCTTCTAAATTGAACCAGCGCTTGCTGTTCTTGCTTTTTTAACCATGGCACTTTTTGGTCTTGATGCTGCTGGAAACTCTGCTTATGTGCAGGCAGTAGGCGATGGTGCAGAGGAAACGCCATATATTTTGCAGCATGATTTGCTGCCGAGCAATATTAAGAGTGCATGGACTGCGAGCACGAGCGGAGAAATTGTCATTTCAGGAGTTGCTAGTAATAAGCTTCGCGTGTTGAATGTTGTGCTGGCAGCTACAAGTGGGGGCACCATCCAATTTCGTAGCGGAGCATCTGGCGTTACCTTGACGCCTGCTTTTACTGTTGTCGCTTCTGGTTCCCTTGATTTCGGCTCTCCGTTGGGACTGTTTGAAACGACGGCAGGGGAAAGCCTAGAAACAGTAGTGAGCAGCGGCATTGAATATCAAGCGCTTATCACTTATCGCGAGGTGGTAGCATGACGCGCATTAAAGGCTTCCTAGAGGGGCTACAAGGCCCATTGAATGGCCGCCTGTACGTGCGTGCAGCTCAAGCATTTATTGGCGCCCCAGAGGGCGACCTAGCCTTTCGCATTGGCAATGGAGAAGTGGACATTGAGCTTCCTCCCACTCCCCGTAATGCGCCATATTTTGTGGACTGGCGAGACGTTGGTGATTCCAGGAAATTATCCTTCCCAGAACGATGGTTGGTGCCAAACGTCGAAGAAGTGAATTTAGATGAATTGAGGGGATACAAAAAGCAAGTACAGCGCCAAAGAGGCAGCGATAAAGGCAATGCAGTGGAAAATGCAGTGCTTAAGGCCGAGAATGAAACTCTATTGCAAAGGCTTACCACTTTAGAAGAGGACTATCAAAAATCACTACGTCGCATTTCATCGATTGAAGCGCAGCACGTGGCCGCGCTTGGTAATGCAGCAAGCCTAGAAGCCTCTTTGCTAAAGGAACGTTCTGTTGCTCGTCGTCAGCCAGTCATCATCGAAAAAGAAAAAATTGTTGAGCATAAGGTGGCAATTAGCGCTGAAGAATGGCAAGAAAAGCTTGCAGAAGAAACGCAGCGTCGAGTGCTAATCGAGCAAGAACTAGATGCAATGAAAGCTCAATTCAGCGATCATTTGTCTTTAGCAAATCATTTCGGTGCATTGCATGGTGAAATTGATAGACTAAGGCTTGAAAAGCAACAACTTCTTGCTCGCATTGAAGAGCTTAAACAGCCTAAGCGTTCAGCTTCTTCTTATCGCGCTGAAGCAATTGCAGAGCTTGACAAATTGATGGAAGCCTAATGGAAAGCATCAACGTAACAGTGCGAGAGGGAGACAGCTTTGACGAGCTGTATCTTGCTTTCCAGAAGCCCGTTGGCACGCCGCGAGATTTTTCAAGCTCCACTTTGCTAGCGCAAATCAAGGAAACTTTTGGCACTGAAACAGTGCTGGACACTTGGAACGTAATCAAGCTTCCCACTGCTGGTCACGTAAAACTTGGCCTTTCTTCTAATCAAACAGAGGCTCTAGCTCGTAACATTGCCCTTGGTTACAGTGATCGTAGCCTCACTTATGACGTGAGCAGGCAAGCTGCTGATCCGCCGGATGCTGGTGCATTGTTCCTTTGGGACTTGAAAGAACTTTATTTCGTAGACGCTGCACAGAGCATTGTTTCAATTAGTGAAGGCAGTCAAATTGATCCTTTGCTTGGCACTTCTCGCATTCGAGTGACAACATTGGGGGATCATGGTCTTGGTTCCACAGACGTAGTGAGAATTAACGGAACAAGCGTTGGTAGTTATAACGCTACTTACACGGCGAATTCTCTTAGCATTGTGTCTAATACAGTGTTTGAAATTGTGCCTGTTTCAGGCTCTCCTATTTTTAGCACTGTATCTTCTGGCGGCACTCTTCAAGTGCTAAAGGAGGATACCATTGTATTAGGAACCCTCCAAGTTAAGCCCCGCATCACTTCGCTGTAAGACAAATGCCTGACATTGAAGAAGGAAAACAAGTAGTTACAGTCGCAAGGACTGAGCCAATTCCTGCTGGTCAGGCAACCATGGCAAATTCATTGCCAGTGGTTATTGCCAGCGACCAAACGCCAGTGCCCATTCTGGATAATCTGAGTGCGCCTTCAGAGGTGCATGATGATTTGTTGGGCAATCCTCGCGTGCAGACAAGCCTGCAACTGTGGGACTCCACCAATATTCTTGCCATCGATCCGAAATCATGGCAGCTAACTGTTGATGATACTGGCACGCCTGATTATTCAAGCGTCACTCACTTGCCGCAGGAAAGCGGCGCTGAGCTGCTAATCAATACCAACGCCCCGAATTCAACAGTGGCTCAAATGCAGAGCCGCTTTGTCTTCCCTTATCAAACAGGCCGTATCACTGACGTGAGCGCGGGCATCAGCATGCTCCGCAATACAAATGCCACGCATGAATTTGGCATTTTTGACACAAAGAATGGCTACGTTGTTCGCATTATTGGCAATGAACTCTATTTCGTAAGGCGCACTAATTCAGGCGAAACTCCTCAAAATCACGGAGCCCCCCTTGGCTCCACTGATTTTACTATCACCGATCCATCGTCTCTCTATTTCAACCATCGCTATCGCCTGCTTCCCGAGGATCCTTCTGTCATGGAAGAGATTGTGCCTCGTAGCGTTTTCAATGGAGATAAGCTTGATGGTGTTGGTCAAAGCGTGCATACGCTGAGCCTTGCCAATGTGACGATGTTCCGCATCCAGATGGGCTGGTACGGCGGTTCTGCATGTCGTTTGCTCGCTTATGTGCCCATTGATGAAAACCTGCCTGCTGGCGCCACGGCAAAGAATGCACGATGGGTGACCATCCATCAAATTAACACTTGTGATCGCATTCCTTTCCCGAGTCTTGGCAACCCTAATCTGCCGCTGACTTTCCGCATTGTCAAAACGGGAAGTTTGCCGCAGGCTGTATTCCTGAAGGTGTATGGCACGAAGGCCGAAATCGATGGTGGCGATGCAAATAAATATGATATTTTCTCTCGCGCCGGCACTCCTGCCACTATTAATCCTGGCATTGGTCGTCCTTTGCTCACC